TCCTAGTGCTTTATCCACATCATCACCTTTTAGTTGCAGAAACATGCCTTTTACATAAGATCTTAGGTATTTATTGAATCCATCTAATTGAGTATAATCTTGATCTGCAAGTATGTAGTCTAAAACTCCAGATCTGTTCATTGGTTTTGTGTAGTGCAAGTTCACACCATAAAAAGCATTATTCTCCATAGCAACAATGTACGTCATAGGATTTCTATCATAAAAGGGTAATTGTTGAGCGTACTTGGCAGTATATTGATATAACAATACCTCACCTACAATAGGTTGTCCCACTACTTCTGACGATGGGAAGACATTACTATATTCCAAGTTCTTTCTCCGTTAATATTTGAAATTCCCATTTTCTATCCTTACAAAAATCCTCTGCTGCTGCCCACTTTGCCTGATTAGTGGCATATGTAAAAACCTCAGACACATACTTTTTTGTTCTTCTCTTTTGCATCTTTGGTTCCTTGACTTGTTTAGCAGGTTTTATTTCTATAACCTTTTCATGCATTTTCCCTCCTACATCCTTGTATTTGACATAAAAATCAGGAAAGTAACGATGTATCCTATTGTCTACTGGTGATCTGTATGGTATCACTATTTCTTCAGACGACCACCTTACTATATTTTTGTTGGTGTCACAATATTGCATAAATTTTAGCTCCCAAGAAGACCTATAGATAACTTCTCTGAAATTACCATGATACTTTTTGTGGTTTTTTGGTCTGAATTTACCTTTATATGACATACATAGTATGTAACATTTAGTATTTAGATGGCACAGAGGGCAGAATCATTTAGATCGGGAAGATTTTATTTACCAACCAAGGATCTTACAAATCCAACCACCAAGTTTGGTAACATCACGCCAGCTTTTAATAATACCTATGATGTGATGATAAATTTCAATGACTGTTTAGAGTTGAAATCTTTTATCAATCAACATGGTTTCTTTGATCAAAACGGTGGTGCAGAGTCACAATTCAATCCAGGTTCATATCTAGCTTTGTTTTGTTCTGAAGCAGTTTTACCAGGTTCTGAGCTACAAGCAGCACAAGTAAGTGGATTGAGACAAGGTATAACACAAAAGTATGCAGCGTACAGAAGATTTCCTGACATAATTCTCACATACTATCTACAGACTGACTACTATACGAATGACGTATTCAATGCATGGATGGAGTTTATATCACCTACGAGAACAATGGACGGTACTTTTGGTTCAGATGTAGACAAAAGAAAGAATAGTGAACCCTCCTTTAGAAGAATGAAATATCCAAACTTATATAAGTGTAATATGGAGATAACTGCCTTTGATAGGGATATTACCAGTGAATTTTCTAAGATGAATAAGACAAGTAGTTTCAACACTCAGATACCAAGTAGTATGACATATCACATCATAAATGCCTTTCCTACCAATATTGTTGCTGCACCTTTGGCATATGGAAGAGCAGAGTTGATAAAAACAACCATCACATTTGCATACGAGCAGTATCATACATCAAGAACATCTAGACAGGATTTCACACTCAAAGAGTCAGATGGTAGTGGAGAAAACATTAGAAATCCAGATATAGTGTTTACTTCTGAAGGGGGGTCAACAGATAATGAAAGCACTGATAGTACAGAGCAAGTGATCAAGAAAAAGAATAGTAAATCAAAAGAGAAAAAGAAAAAACCATTTACAAGAGAACAAATTCTTGACACTCGGAATAAGTTTGTCAAGATGGGTCTATAACCACTCACTTGTGCTATACTAAATATAGTCACTGAATAATAATATTATGCCTTTACCAAAGGTTATTGCACCTACATTTGAATTGCAACTTATATCACAAGAAAAGAAAGTAAAGTACAGACCCTTTTTAGTCAAAGAGGAGAAAATTTTACTCATCGCACTAGAGAATGGATCTGATGCTGACATCAGTGCCACACTCAAAAGTGTGTTAAAATCATGCATCATCACTCGTGGTGTTGATGTGGAGAAATTACCTAGTTTTGAATTAGAGTATTTGTTCTTGAATATAAGAGGTAAATCTATTGGTGAGTCAGTTGAACTTATTGTCACTTGTCAAGACGACAATGAGACTAAAGTTCCGTTGACTGTAAAAATGTCAGATATCAAGTTAGAAGTCCCTCAAGGACACACTGACATGATAAAACTGAATGATGACCTAAACATCAAGATGAAATATCCATCAATGCAACAATTCTTAGACAATAATTTTGCAGTCTCTGATTTAGATGGTGCTGAGAGGATAGATAAGGCATTTGATGCGGTGGTTGATTGTATTGACACTATATTCACCGTTGATGAAGCATGGAGTGCATCAGACTGCACAAGGAAGGAACTTACTAAGTTCATTGAGCAATTGAATTCATCTCAATTTGCAGAAATTGAAAATTTCTTTGCGACCATGCCAAAATTACAGTATAAAACAAAGGTGAAAAACCCAAAAACTAAGAAAGAGTCTGAAGTAGTAATTGAGGGTTTATCAAATTTTTTCGCATAATGCTATATCATACCAGCATTGATGCTATGCTTGAGACAAATTTTGCTCTCATACAACATCACAACTGGTCTCTAATTGATATAGAAAACATGCTTCCTTGGGAAAGGGATGTTTATGTGAATTACCTTATAAAATACCTTGAGAAACAAAAATTAGAAGCAAAGCAAGCGGAAGCAGCTAATGCAAACACCTGGTAGAAGAACTCAATCAAACACTCCTATGTTTAAATTTGGACGTAGGATGAATCTTGTTGGTAGGAATTTATCTAATATATCTGAAGAAACTAAGATAGAGAAACCGCAAATAAGAATACTTGGTAGAATAATATCTCAATTAGACAGTATGAACAACAACTTGAGAGACATGAGTGCTCTTATTAGAAGAGATGTTGATTCAAAACAGAAATACTACAGGGAAGAACTAAAGATACTCAAAAAAGATTCAGAAAATTTACAAAATACAAATACAAGATTATTTGCACAAGGTAGAAGAGGTTTAGCTACAGCAGCAGGTGCATTAGGTGTTGCACAGGCAAGCACAGGTAATATAGGAGGAGCAGCACAGAGTTTTGGTGCATCAGCAGCATTGATGTCACCTGAAATTATAGAATTTTTGACAGGATCTATTGTCAATTCCCTTGCTCTAAGAGGACTTCTTGGTAGGGGGGGAGCAGGTGCAAACACTGCTAGTAGAGTGGCAGGTGCATCAAAACTTAAAAATCCTTTGCTTATGACAGCAGCACTCGCAGCATCATTCATAATACCAGCACTTGTTAAATCGAATCAAACTGCTGACAAGAGAAGATTAGAAACTGCACAAAAAACCATCAGAGGTGCTGAGACTATTGACAGAAAAGATGTTGGTAGATTTAGAACACAATTAGACAGATTTGACAGAATACTCTCAACTGTAAGGGGAGATAGGAAAAAACAACAAAAAGGTGTCGTAGATCAAGGACTTGAGAAAAAAGAAAATTTCCCCATATTCAAGTCAATCAAAAAAGGAATATCAAACTTCTTCAAGGATAACTCTTTAGATAACAAAGTAGATAACAAAGTAGTAAAAAAAGATAAAAGTCAAATCATAGAAGAGAAAAAGGAAGAAAATAATATTGTAGAAGAAGTTAATAACAATGTTAGTGTAATAGGTGATGAAGTCTTAAATATCAAAAATGAAGATAATTCTAAATTTATAAGTCAAATAGATCCTAAAATAGACTTCACAAATGAAATCACTGAAAATCAAATATTTAACGATAACATATCAAATATATTCAGTCCTAATAATGAATTTAGTGTAAGTGTCCCGAACATGAGTGTAAAAGAGATGGGAGATAAGATTGCAAAATCTAATTCTAACATCAGTGTTCTCAATTTAGATAGTGGTAGTGAAGGTGAAAAACAATCTTCAAGTGGGTTTGTAGGGAATGCAGCTACACCTACTAATGTTCATGTGACAACCAAATTCAAGAGCAGTGGTGGTGCCATAGACAAATATGATTATGCTGCATCTCTTAGAGCACCTGTATTCTCATGATAGAGGCAAAAGTAACATCTACTGCGAGTAGGACACTTAGAGCAAGTGTATTCCTCAAAAATCAACTCAGGAGAAGTGTTAGATTAGAGAGAGGACTTGAGAAAAAATCTATTACTCTCAAAACGAAACTCTTAAAAGATAGAGATCGTACACTAAAAGCACTACTGTCGAGGAGTACAGAAGACAAAAAAGATAAAAAAGGAGTCGTTGGGACACTTGGACTGCTTGGTGGTGGTCTAATAGGTAGAAGATTTCTTGGTAGAGGTGGAGGTGGAATTGGAAAGGTGCCTAAAATACCAAAACTTCCGACAAGGGGTGGTGCAGTTTTATCTAGGGCTGGTAGGTTTGGAAAACTTGGTAAAGTAGGTCCTCTTGCTGTGATAGGCACAGGATTAGATTTTGCAGGTAGGAGAGCAGAGGGTCAAACAAATCTACAAGCAGGGGTAGGAGCAGGTGGTGGTCTTGCAGGTGCACTCGCAGGTGCAAAAGCAGGTGCAGTATTAGGTACAGCTTTTGGAGGACCGATAGGAACTGTTGTTGGTGGATTGGGAGGTAGTATTATTGGAAGTTTGGCAGGTGGAAGACTTGCAGATTTATTTACAGGTGCGGACAGAAGAAGAAAGTTTGAAGAACGTAGAGCAATATTGTCAAGTGAAAAAACACTATTTTCTGAAGCTTTAGATGACTTAGATAAAGTATTAGAAAAATTAGAAGATACTAATTTTATAGGAGCA